CCAAACCGCAGGGAGTGAGGTACAATAAGATTGTAAAAGCAGAGCGGACACAGACATTTGGGTTTGGTGATAATGATTATGCCGTTGGTTTCGGTGAAAAGTTTGGCGATTCAGATGGGTATTTTGCAGAGAAAGTGATTTTTTAATATGACTAAAATAATTATACCAAACATTAATATAAAACCGTTTGCCAGTGAATCGGTTGGAACTGAAAGAACGGTTTTTGGGGACGATACACAAAGTGATTTATTGGTAGACAATTTAAATAGTGATTGGTTTCGTGGTTGGGGTATCGTTGGTGTCAACGGATTACCAACGAAACAAGACTTTAACGGTGGAATGTATACATCAAGCGCTTTAACAACATCTTATTTTCAAATGGGTGTGCCTGAATGGAGGTCAAACCAAGAGTATTTTGTTGGCTCAATTGCAAATGTTGCGGGTGAGTTGTATAAAGCCGTGCAAATAAACACGGGGGTTTTACCAACGAGTGATGATGGCTCAAATTGGTTGCAAGTCACAGGGGGTGGGTTTGCTATTGTTGATTTGGATACAGCAATACCCGTCATTGGTGATTTTTTGCCGTTTCAAGATGTTAGTGATTCGGATGAGCCAAAAAAGGCAACAATTCAAAGTGTGGCAGGTGTTATATCAAAAAACTATATGCTAATTGCAGAGGAGTACGCAAGCGGTACTAGTGTCAACGGATCAAATGGTTGGAACACAAGAGCATTAAACACAGTTAAGGAAAACAATATCGCGGGTGCATCTCTTTCATCAAATCAGATAACCTTACCTGTGGGGTCGTATATATTTGAGGGGGCTTGTGTGGCATATTATCAAGCCACAGATGTGCAACCGCGAATCAGAAACATTACAGACAGCACAACACCCGCAAAAGGTTTAGTTGTTGCCGCCGCGCTTTTATCAGGTGGAGCAACCGCAAACGCACAAACGGGTACATCTGTAAGTTTACATTCACAAGTCGTGACCATAGCAACCACAAAAACATTTGAATTTCAAATGTATATTCGTTCGGGTGGGTCATCTGGTTCTATGGGTTCACCTGCATTGTCAGGTGAAGGTGAACTGTACGCACAATTAAAAATCACAAAGGTTTTATAACATGATAAAAAGATACGCTAAAATTGAAAAGAATGTTGTTGTTCAGATACAGCCAAATAAACAAAAAGGCTTTGTTGAGGTTGGTGACAATGTGTTTTGTGGAATGATTAAGGACGGTGAAAAGTTTGTAATTCCTAAAATTGAAAAAGACGATGCACAATTAAAAAACGAAAAAATCACAGAATTGCGCGTGAATCTCAATAACACAGATTTTAAAATGTTACCAGATTATGACCAACCAAACGATGATGTGAAAGTGCAACGTCAAAAATGGCGTGATGAATTGCGGGCATTGCTAGATGATTGATTTTATTCTTTGTTTGTTTTCGGTCATATGGTTTGCGTATTGGTCGGCAGAAAGCGGGGCATCATTGCCTTGGTCATCCAAATGGCAGGGCTTGACCTCATGGACACATAAATTGCCTGAATGGATTATTGCATTGTCAGTTGGGACGGTTGCCGTTTGGGGTTGGGGCACGATGTTTGACGTGTCACCGTTGATTGTCATTGGCTTGTGGCTTATTTTTTCAGGCATAGCACTTGCGGGTAAAGAGTCCGCAACATGGGCATATTTGCGTTGGACAGGTCACACAGAGGACAAAGACGGTGATGGTGTCATCACTGATGCGGACGGGCGTGACAGCACCTTATTTGGGTTTAACAACTGGATTGCAAAATTGTTTGGATACCGCCTTGGTGATGAGGGTTATTCATGGATGTGGGCAATGACAAAGGGTTTTATAATGACGTTGCCCGTTGGTGGCATCACGGGGGCTATATTCCACCCAATAGGGCATGAGATAGGGTCACACGCAAAGGGCAGGTTATCGGGTGATTCGAATATGTGGAAAGAATTGACCGGCGGTGGTATCGGTATTGGTGTGCCAGTCATTATTTTTGCATCAATAGTTTTGTTTTTGACGTGATATTTTAAATTTTGCAAATTTGACAGTTGTGATAGAACTCAAAATATAATAATAAAAAAAGGATATGTCGATGATGAGAAGTTTAAAAAGAAAATGTTGGATATGTGTTTACACGTCATTCTCACTCATGTCCGCACTTGCTATTCTTTATATGTTACCCACGTTTGACCGTGAGGTGCTTTTTGGAAGTACGGGATTTTTGCGTTTTTCTTTATTTGGAACTATTTCCCTGTTTTGTTTTTATGAAACAATATCATTTAGAAATGTAAAAAGCGAGATTGGGCAACGATTGAGAGAATTATTTTTTGTCATGTTTCTTATGTCCGCTCAACATTCAGGATTCGGGATTGCAGGATTGGTTTACAATGACAAAATCTTGTGGGGGTTTTTATTTTTATCAACCGCACCCGTTGGATTAATGTTTTTGGTATCAGGTTTTCGTTTCATACGTGAAATTAAAAGGAATCTATAATGCGTCAAGCGCACGCACAGGCAATGGAATTGACAGAGGTTGCAATCAATACCACAAGTGGGTTGATGAGCGGTGACGCATTTAAGATATTAGGTGCGGTCATTGTTGTTCTTTGTGCGTACATTATCTATTTACATAGAATTTATATCAAACAAAAAGAGCGTGATGCAGAGGAGGCAAGGGTTCGTGATGATAAATTCACAACTTCACTTGATAGAAACAGTGCCTCAAGTGATAAAATTGCAGACGCAATCACAAAATCCAATGAAAAAATGGCGGACTTGGTTGTTGATGCTTTTCGTCATCGTGATAAGTAGTTGAGGCTCATACGAGCCATATATGAAACCATCCGTGTTTTGCTCAAAAGATGTGACAGAGGGCGGACGGGTGAATTGCCAAATCAGAGGGGAAACGGGGATACTAATCAAATGAAAAAAACATCAAGAGTTATAGATAAAATTATCATTCATTGTTCGGCAACACCGCCAAATATGGATATTGGTGTTGAGGAAATACGCAAATGGCACACAGAAAAAGGGTGGCAAGACATCGGGTATCATTATGTGATAAGGCGCAACGGTGATTTTCAAGAGGGCAGGAATGTTGACATTGTTGGTGCGCACGTTTCAGGACACAACACAGGCTCAATTGGCATATGCTTGATTGGCGGTGTTGACGCAAACATGAGCGCAGAGGATAATTTTACACAAGAGCAATGGAGGGAGTTACGGGATACATTGAGAATTTTGAAAGCAAATTATCCACGTGCATCAACCTATGGTCACAATGAATTTGCAAACAAGGCTTGCCCAAGTTTCGATGCTCAACATGAATTGCGTGAGGGGCGTTTGACAGGCACATAATGATTTCAAAGTTTTTAGGCTCAAAATTTTCAGGATACATTGCCCTTGCGGGTATTATCTCCATATTGGGTTTGGTTTGGTACATTTACAATGAGGGTAAATCCGCATGTGTGAATGAGGTTAAATCCGCACAACTGGACAGCACGGTTGGGGTTCAACGTGACACTCAAGCGGTCAAGAAAACAGAGCAACAATTGGATACACCAATGATTGATAAGGGCTTGTGTGATTTGGGCATTGCCCGTGGTGGTGTCGGATGCGAATGATTTTTATGGTATGTGCAATTTTTGCACTTACCTCTTGCAGTCATAACACGGTCATCAACAACTGCCCACCATGGGTTGAAGTTGGCACGATAGACATCACGAATGACACAGATGAAACAAAGCGGTGGATGTTTCGGTATGAGACAAACCGCCAAAGAGAGTGCGCAAAAAAATGATTGCTTTGTGTTTCCAAAGTGCGTGCAGAGCCAACAACAAAATTTAATAGAACATCAATGACGGATGAGCAATTGGCAAATTATTTGGAAAAGCTGAAAGCATCCAATGACAAAATCATTGCGGATATTCAAGCCCGCAATGTGCGTTGACTTTCTTGTTTGCCCACACATCAATGCCGTGGCACGCTTTCATCAAGTTTGATTTAATGCGGAATACATCCGTGATGACACCTTTAAAATCCTCATGCACCACAATATCACGCTCACCAATCGTGTACCTGAAATCAAGTATATAATTACAGATATGGACACCATCCACATCAAATGAGAATGTGATTTGTCTTTCCAAATCCTTGATAATGCCAGCCCGTTGTTGGTTTTTCAACTCACACTCACGCCTGTATTCATTGGTTGAGTGATAGAAAACACCATCAACCGTGATTGTTTTGTTGTTGTATTTATTTTTCCGTGTCTTTTGTGGTTTTTCACTGGACAACAACTTTAGTACATCTTTGTCAATTATCATTCGTATAATTTCCATTGGTGTTCATAGATGACGATATAAGAGCCATACACGGCATTTGCCTTAAATCATACATCATTACGGGTTTTTTATTTAATCGGGCTATTGTGCGCCCGCATTTGGGCAATGACACCTTATTGGATGGTGTGTTTTTGTTCGTATTGTAAAATTTCACTTTGGTTTACCTCATAAGATAGTTTGTTGAGGGCTTGCACAACAAGATATATGTCATTGCCTTTGCCGTTTATTGCATTGATAAGAGCCTCAATTTGCAAGGCGTGTGATTCTGTTTTGTTATTGGTGGTTTTCAACATATCGGATTGTGTTTTGATAGCATCAAGCACTGTAAGCATTGAGGTTTCAAGGGTGTGCAAACGCCATTCTTGAAAGGCAACCCATAGGGCAAGGGCAAGCCACAAGCCAACAATAACGGGGGGTAAAATTTCAATCATTTGCTCAAAATCTCATGGATTGAAATACTATCACCCATATATTCCTTGATGGCATTATTGACCACAACGGCATATTTTGCAACACGCACATCACCCTCAACAAATTTGATTCCGTAGTCGTTGATAAGCCAGTGCCCAACATCGTTTTGCCGTATAAATCCCCAATATCTCAACTTGGTAAAATCAGAGAATGAATTTGGCGCAGTGCCATCATTGATTTTTGATACCTGTATGCGGTAAATCAGTTTTAAAGCCCGTGCCATGCCCTTTGATATTGACCGCCTGTATGGCATATTGTGGATTGTGCCAGACAAGGGGCATTTGACGCATGTGCCCGCGCTCAAGTGTTGTTTAAATCGAAACCGTACACTTGAAAACAACTCATTGCCCCCAATGTTCACCTCAATTGGTGTGGTCATCTTTTTCCAAATTTCGTCATGTTTTGTCATCGTTGTATCCTTTTAATAATAATTTTTGTGTGATGCCTATGATGATACACAAACCTCATCATCTTTGGGTTGCTCAACAACATCACCGTCAATGTCATCATCTGATTTTTCCGCAAGAGCCTTTTGTGTAAACTCATCTAGTTGTGCCGTTTCATCAATCTTTGGCTTGTCCGCATCCATATCGAAATTTTCTTTATTGTCGTACTCAACCAAGTCCTGAATGGCTGATATTTCCGCAAATGTGAGTTTGCACATACGCTTGATGACAGCAACTTTTGCCTTTTCAACAAACCATTTATCCCAAATAAATGTTTGCTTTGCACATCCCTTGATTTTGTTAATGTCATCCTTTGACATAGCAACAACACGTTGGAAATCTCGCCCCTCTTTTTTGTAATATAAAACACCCAAAACACCGTTTAAATCCTTTTCAGATGCAAAGGGGTTGCCACGCTTGTGTGTGTAGGTATCAAAACCATTTTCAGACGATATGTGCAAGTCATCACCCTCATATACAGGAAACGCATTGACATCAGACGATGGTATTGCCTCACGAATTTTTGCAATAAAACCACGGTATCCAATTTGCAGTGTTGCATTTGAGCCAAACTTGACGATGTGAGCGTGTTGCCTACCATCAATCTTGATTTTAAACTTTGCCGAATCAATCATGCACTGGACAATTGAATCGGGCGTACAACGTGACAAATCTTTTTTGGGGTCACTTGTGCTTTTCTCAATTTCCATCAACACGCTTGCGCCATATTCCTGAATTGTTTTGAGGTGGGAATCATTGTTGATGTCCAAACTCAATGCCAAACCCAAACGCTTGAGCGTTTGCGGGGCGCGTAGTGTGTTGGCGATTATTTGTAAATTGTTGCTCATTTTAAGATGTCCTTTTCATTAAGTTATAAAGCACAATAACGTAACATGTTACGCATTGCAACCGTTTATTTTTAATATGCCCACGGTGGGTAGTCATCATCCGTCAACACTTGTGGTTGCTTGATTTCTGCCCACATTTCATCGCCATATCTATCTGTATAAAGTTTGTACTCATCAACACCATGACAAATCATTGATTGTGATGCCTCATACATGGCGTGATTTTTTGAAAAGATAACCTCATAAGCATTGGGGATTTCCTCTTTTTGTTGAAACACAAAATGGAATTGGTCACACGGACGCGAGGCAAACGCCTTGAGCCACGCATCATCACCCACAAAATCAAACACCTTACCATCTTTGGCAAATTGCTTTGCGTATGGCAGTGAGTCCATGTAGTGCGTTGCCTGTATGTTGTATCCATATTTTGTTATTTGGTCAGGCAAAAACCGCTCAATCTCTTTGTCCGTCATTCGCGTGAATGTTTTGAGATCATTGATTGCGGACACTTTGAGGTAGTCATAACGGCACTTACACCATTCTTTTAAGTCTTTATCAAACCACACGCATGAAACCTCTGCGTATCCACCAATAAAAGCGGTTTTTAAATACGGGTGATTCTCAATCACCTTGGCGCATAATTCTGCACGGTCAATAACCCAGTCGGGTAGGAAAATTTTGCCCCCATGCGCATACTCATAATCATTTTTTAAAGCGTCAAAAACACGGTTTCCGTATTCAGGATTTAAACCCAAAAGATATGCAATACCCTCATCCTTGTTTTTGAATGTCACCTTAACATCGGGGTTTGCCTCTTTTTCTTTCCGCAATATTGCCTTAATGTCATCACCAGTTGTGATGAGGTCATCACGGTCACATGAAAACTCACGGGCATACTCATTATAAAATGCCTCTTTGCCCTCAAGGATGCGTTTGTGAAACGCCTTGCCAATCACCCGCGCCTCTGTACTCTTGTCCTCTTTGTCAGGATTCATCCATGAGTACCACCAGAATTTTGACGGGTTGGTTTTAAGCATTTTCAAGCCAGATGCGGACAGGCACGGAATTGCAAAATAATCCTCATCACTCATGTTGAAGTGCAAGCCCTCAACCGCTTTAAAATCGTAATTTTCCGCAATGGTTTTTGTTTTGGTGATTTCATTCATAAGATATTCCTTTTGTTAAGTTATGTGTTGACAATATCGTAATGTTACGGCATTGTCAATACAGAATAATTCATAAATGACAGCACATAAGGGGCGTGGCGTGAGCAAAAAAAACTTAAAATATTTTACCAAATCAATTGCGGAAACACTGGATGACACACAAAAAAAAGTGATTGCGCAGTATGAGAGCGCATCCAAATTAAGAGCCGTGATGCGTTGGAAAGAGCGTATGACCCGTGCAAATCTTACGAGTCGGCAAATTGCACTGGATGTTGGCATTGCCCACACACGCATATCAGAGTACATCAATTTCAAAGTACAGCCCAAAGAGGAAAAGTATTTGGAAATTGAGTCCGCGATTTACAACCGTGGTGCTTAATGTTTAAATAGTCATTGAGGGGCTTATTTTTGATTTAGCGGTCAAAGAAACAGCCTTTTATCCGTTCGGGTTGCCCCTCACTTATCTTAATGAATGGAATTAGAACGGATGCAATAAATGCACATACATACAATACAATTGAACATTGAGACGCTTGATGGCGGTACTCAAGGAATGGATGCCACGGAGTTTGGAGCATACATGCGCCTCTTGGTGTGTTGCTATAAAGCAGACAATCAAATCAGTACTTGTGATAAAAGACTTGCACGGATGGTGGGTGTATCCCCCCGTGTTTGGAAAAATATAAAAGATGTTGTGTTGAGCAAATTTGAGCAAATTGACGGTTATTGGTCTCACGAGCGAGTCAGAAAAGAGCTTGTTAAGTATCAAACATTGTCGCAGAAAAATAAAGCTAACGCATTGAAAAAGAACAAAACACCAAAGCCAGTGGGTAAGCCAAAAACAGAAAATGGCACAGCGAATACAAATAACCATCACCAAGTAACAACATCTATTACTAACGTAATAGAGTCCCCACCCTCAAATTTCCTCATGCCAGATGGTAGCTTTTTATCATTCAAGCAATTGGGTGAGTACCTTTGGGGTTTGTACCCATCAGTGGGAAGACGCAAGGGCCACAAAACAAAATTCATTGAACAAATCAAACGCCATTTAAAGAAAGGGGCAGACCATGAAACAATTATCAAAGGCATTACCGCGTACGGGGAATATTGCAGAAACCAAGGCGAGTTTAACAAAGATGCAGAGCGGTGGGCAAGAGACGCAGAATGGGATAATGATTATTCAAGCGGTCAAACCCCTCATAAATCACACGCAGGGGCTGGGAATGGCAAAAGAGACGAGTCAATCCATTCGCTCATTGGTGATGCAGAACAAGCCAAAAAAATGCTTGGGGGCGTTTCGGAGGATTGAGACACCAAACAGCGAGTATCCAGACCGCACAGATGTTGAATACATGAGAGCCTACAGTCATGAAGTGCCAGAGGTGTGTGATGACACCAGAAAAAGAATTGACCACGCTCAAAAGCCCTTAAAACGCGAATTTATAATTGATATGCTTGCCCGATACGTTGCGGTGCATAAACGCATGAACGTTGAAAACGATAAACGCCAAATACTATTTGCGGATTATGCAAACATTTTGAGCGGATTGCCAGAATATGCCCTCATGCTTGCGGTGGTTGATTTGTTGGAAAAAGATAAAGATGTTTGGTTTCCACCGTGCGCAAAGATTAAAGAAATGGCAGAGGCTTATGCGATTGAATATCCTAAAATCCTTGATGGTGAGGAAAAAATGAAATAAAACCATTGACACAGTCACGTAATATATTACGGTGTATTTACTAACTTAATAAATCTTAATTCAAGGAATATCTTAATGACGCAAAAACACACCCCCGCCCCTTGGTTTTTTGGTAAAGATAGGTTTGACCCTGTTTTTTACACAGGCAGAAAAGTGCCATTACCAAGCACAAAGGCAAATTTAAGTCTTTTAATTTCATCACCTGAATTGCTTGAGGCTTTGAAAGCATCAAAGGCGGTATTGACATCCATACTTGGTGACACGTACGAGCATAAAATAATAAAAGAGCAAGTCAAAATTATTGAAACCGCCATTGCCAAGGCAGAGGGAAATTTGTTTTGGACGTATGAGTTGGACGGTGAAATTTATGACGCTGATTTTGACAGCGCGGATAAGGCGCAAGAGTGTGCGGATGAGAAATTTGCAGAGGAGTGCCAAGAGGAAAGCCCGCGCAATGGTGAAGAGTTTGAGCGGTGTGATTTTGCCCTTATTGAATATTCCTATGATGATGACGGTGAGCGCGTAATACACAGCCGTGATGACACCGCCATGCTTGCGTATGAGCATTATCATGGTGATTTAAAAGAACACGGATACCCATAGGAACTACGGAAAAATGGAAACATATATTTTTACAGTATTGGTCAATGAGGTCGAGTTGCCAGTTGAGTGCAGTGTTGATGATAACGGGCAACCGCAATACCTCAAAAGCCCTCAAAGTGATGACAATACCCTCTTTGATAATTTCAAAGACCTTACCATCCCAATCAGGCGTAAAGACAAATCAGGTTTTGACAGAGAACATGACGCAAGGATGTGCGCCTCAAGGGTAAACTATAATGGAAACGCTGATTTTCGCATTGAGTTTTCAGATATTTATGTGAGTTTGCATGACCTATGCCGTGCATGTGGTTTTATCACATTGCAATATGAAAACAACGTGCCAATTTCTTACAAAAATGATGAGGTGATTGCTTATGCCATATCAAACTACATTTAAAATTTTAACATTGTGCATTTTTTGCACATTGCTATCCGCTTGCAATGACAAAGCCATGAGTGTTTGCCAAGAAAAACACAGTTTTGACACATGCTTTTATACTTTAAACCGATAAATTAACTTAACGAATAGGACAAATTAACAATGATTATTTTTCAAAACAACGGTGAGATTGACATCAACGCCATTAAAACATTTGGTGTTTCGGTAAAAAAAGAGGGGTCAATTGGTTTCTTTGGCACTGGATTAAAATACGCAATTGCAGTTTTATTGCGTGAGGGCGGTGAAATCACAATTTATTCAGGCGAAAACAAACTTGAATTTGGCATTGAATCCCTTGAGGTCACGGGTGAGTCGTTTGATTTCATCACAATGAATGGTGAGAGGCTTGGTTTCACAACTGAATTGGGCAAAATGTGGCGACCTTGGATGGCTTTTCGTGAAATATATTGCAATTGTACGGATGAGGGTGGTGAGATATTTGAGAGTTTGGGTCATCCAAAGGCGATACCAAACAAAACACTTGTGGTTTGTAAGGGGAAAGCGATTGAGGAAATTTATAGAGATATAAACCTGTATATTTTGCAGACATTGCCAATGGTATCAAATGAATACGTTGAGTTGCGTGATAAATCCACACGCCATGTGTTTTACAAAGGTGTGATGGTCAAAGATGATATGCCTCAATCCCTTTATACTTACAATATTATGCGTCACATTGACTTGACAGAGGACAGGACAGCCAAATATCAATTTGAAGTCATCCGTGAAATCAACAACGGTATTGTGAAACTTGATGATGTCACAGTCATACGCAGAATTGTGTGTGCCCCTGAACATACGCTTGAACACCAATTGGATTATGACATCCATGTGACACCATCGGATGAATTTTTGGAAGTGTGCAAGCAATTAGCGGAAACCAAAGATCGCACGGCAAACAATAAGGCGATAAAGTATGCGCTCAAATACATTGATGCCAATACAGAGCCACAGGTAATTGAACTCACACCGCTTGAGCAAGGGATGTATGAAAAATCCGTTGAGTTGTTGGGGATAGCGGGATACAACGTCATGGAATTTCCCGTCAAGTTTGTTGAGACATTGGGCACGGGTGTTTTTGCACAAGCCAAGGATGGCATCATGTGGGTTGCCAAGTCGTGTTTTGAGCAAGGGACAAAGACGGTTGCCCACGCATTGCTTGAGGAACATTTTCACTTAAAACACGGATACCGTGATTGTGAGCGTGATTTCCAAACATTCTTATTCAAAAACGTGCTCACATTGGTTGAGCGATTAAATCAGGAGGCTTTTTAATATGAAAAAGAAAAAATCAATCAAGCCCGTATTTGAGGCGGTGCGTATCAATGTTGGTGGGCATGTTTGGCGCGCACACTGGATTGATGCAGAAAAACCTTGAAAAAATGAGCGAATAATAATTAATTAGGAATTGTACGTTTTAGGGCTTGAAAACCTGCTTTTATTATACTAAATTAGAGATATAAGGTGACGGATTGGCCGACACCCACTAACGAAAGGTTAACAAAATGAGAAATTTTACACAAAAGCAAGCCTACGTATTATGCGCTACTCTTTACGGCAAGCCAGCCGATGATGACGGGCGTTTTACAAGCACCCATGTTGATACGGGTGAAGTACAACACGCCGAAGGTTACACTAAAATGGCTCAAGATGCGGACTATCCAAAAATTTACGACACGTTTTTAAGCCATTATCACGGAGTCTATAAAACGACGAAGGCTCGCAAGAAGTTTGTAGATAGAGAGATGGAGAGAGCCCTTTATATCGGCGCTTGTAACGGGTTGTGCGAATTTACACAAATGTAAGGAGGGTACTTAAAATGAACAAACTAAAAGCATACCATAATGACAAGTCTATCAAGGACAAATATGTTAAACGAGTTACATGGCATTTTGAACAAGACAACATCATTCGCGATATCGGCTGGAACGGTTGTAAAGGCTGTGCCATTGGCTGTACTCTGGAGAAGTATGACCACTCGCAATACCCCATTGAACTTGGGATACCTGAATGGCTTGCCAGAGTTGAGGACACGCTTTTCGAGGGCATGAGCAAGGATAAATCCAGAACGTGGCCTATTGATTTTCTGGCGGCCGTTAATATCGGTTCGGACCTTGAAGCAATCAAAGCCCCGTTCCTGCTCTTTGTTCTTAAAGACACTCTGGAAACTTTCGAATCCGTGGAATACCCAGATGTTAAGAAAGCGGTGGAGGTGACAATAGCCCTATGGGAGCGAGACGACATTGGCTCTGCTGATTGGCAAGAGGCAGCAAAGGCAGCATGGGCAGCAGCATGGGAATCATGGGCAGCAGCAGAGTCAGCAGCAGAGGCAGCAGCATGGGCAGCAGCAGAGGCAGCAGCAAAGGCAGCAGCATGGGCAGCATGGGCAGCAGCAGAGGCAGCAGCAGAGGCAGCAGCATGGGCAGCAGGGGAATCATGGGCAGCAGCAAAGGCAGCAGCATATGACCGATATGCCGATGAAATTTTGAGTTTGATTAAGGAGTGTAGATAGCCACATATGTGCGAATTTACACAAATGTAAGGGTAAAGTGAAAATGAAAAGCATCGCTGAAGTTTACAGGCGCTGGCCATCCCACGCGGACTGCATCGCACACTTAGAGCAAGTCCGGTGGGGTGGTTCCCCAGAATGTCCTTATTGTAACAAAAGTGACAAGATCAGCCCTCATACTGAAAGAGGGAGGCAATCGCGGTGGCAGTGCAGCCTTTGCCAAAAGTCCTTCACCGTGACGGTGGGAACGCTATTCCACAACAGCCACGTCGATCTTCAACGCTGGTTTCTTCTTATATCGCTGATGTCCGAAATAAAAGGGCTTTCCGCCACGAAAGCCGCACTTCACCTTGAAATGCGCCGACCTACCGTAGGGTCGATGATGCGCCGCATCCGAGCCAGCCCTAGAAAGGCAGATTTGATTTATTTATTGCCCATTAGGGGATTATAGTTGCTGAATTGGGATGTGCTTTTAGGGTGGATGATTTTCAATAAGCCACAACCGCCAAAATTGGGAGATGAGCAAAATGTTTAGAACGGATGCACAACAAGAGATAGTTGATAAATTTTATAAGCCAGACGTTGATGCGATGTGGCTTGAGAGAGAGATAATGCAAGATGCCAGAAACAGACACAACCAATTCAAAAACGAATCCAGACACGGTGATGAGCACAGATGTTCGTTGCCCCAATTGCCAAGGCGAGGGATTCGATTACAGCAAGAAACCATTGATGGAGTCGGACACGCCACAATGCTTGATGTGCATGGGAACGGGGATGATTGAAAAATGAAATACACATTAAGACTTATTGATTTTGAAACCACGGGCATACCAACTGATGAGGTGAGCCATAGCGTTATTGAAAGCGCATTGATTGACGTGTGTGCCGATGAGAAAGCAATAAAATCATCCTCAACCACCTTGGTTGCACCAACAACACAAATGGATATTGAGGCGCAAGCGGTTCACCATATCAGTGAAATGCAAGCCACAAGAGAAGGGCGCATTTGGGATGAGGTTCAATCAACACTATCATCACACAATGATGATGAAACCATCATATACGTGGCACACAAAGCCGATTATGAGAAACAGTTTTTTAACCCGCCTCAATCAATATGGATTGACACATACAAGGTTGCGTTGGTTTTATATCCCGATGCCCCGCGCCATACAAATCAAGTGTTGAAATATTACCTTGAGATTGAGGACGCGCCACACCATCACCCACCACACCGCGCATTGCCTGATTGTCATGTCACGGTTGAGGTGCTGATAAAGATGGCAGAAAAAATGACGTTCAATGAAATGATACAGATTTCAAAGCAACCGCCATACCTTACAAAAATTGCATTTGGTAAGCATAGGGGCACAAAGTTTGAGGATTTGCCGTACGATTATTGCCAGTGGGTTATGAAACAGGACTTTGATGAGGGCGTGAAAGCGGGCGCACAAAGGCGCATTGAGATTGGTTTATAAAAATTAAATTTAATGGTTGACTTGATTGTTTAAAAGCGTAACATGTTACGCAATACTTAACTAAACGGATAACTTAAAGGAACGGAAAATGCTATGAGCGATATTAAAGAAAATACAGATGATGCGGGCATTGGTCACAATAGTGGTGATGATGCCAGTGATGTTGGTGGCGTGGCAGGAAAACGCCTTGAGTCATTCTTTCAACGTATTGAGAGGCTTGATGAGGAAAAGAGCGCGATTGCAGAGGACATCAAAGAGATTTATGCAGAGGCAAAAGGTGTAGGATTTGATGCCAAAACCATGCGTAAAATCATGCGGTTGCGGAAAATGGATATTGAAAAACGCAGAGAAGAGGATGAAATCCTTGATTTGTATAAATCCGCAATAGGTATGGAGTAGCACTATGGGGTTGCGATTGCGTACGTGACGCATGACGAACTTGACAGCGTTTAACTACATTGGGTGAAAACCCCAACGCCCCACCCTTTAATTAAAACGGAAAGACGGAAAAATGAATATTGAAAAAAAAGAGATACCCTCAAGCATGGATACATTGGTTGGCGGTGAAATACTCACAAGGGCATGTCACGGACGCGCACACAACAATGGATGGTGGCATGACCTCAAAACAGGTGAGCAAGTCAAACGCCCTATCCCTGAATGTCTCATGCTGATTGTCACAGAGGTGGCAGAGGCTATGGAGGGACACCGCAAAGACCTTATGGATGACCATTTGACCGATAGAAAAATGCTTGAGGTTGAGTTGGCAGATGCGGTCATTCGTATATTTGATTTGGCAGGTGGGTATGACCTTGATGTTGCGGGCGCAATCGTTGAAAAAATGACCTATAACGATAACCGCGCAGACCATAAGATTGAAAACCGCGCTAAAGACGGGGGCAAAAAGATTTAATATGGTCAATAAACTCAAAATCATAGGCGCATGCATGGTGGCATTGACGTTTTTTGCAATCATGTCATCAAGTGATGAGCCAAAGGCAACCAAACCTGAAATGACCGTCAATGAGATACGGCAAAGCATCACACGCTCATTGTGCCGTGAGACGGCCATGAGTGGCTTGAAAGTGCGTGAGGGCGCAACCATATCCCTTTCACGCAATCACCCAAAGCAGATGGATGACAGGGGCGTGGTGTGGTCGTACGTTGACACGGTACGTGCTCAAAACTCATTTGGTGTCATGCTTGAGGATTTGTTTGTGTGCCGTGTATCGTTTGCCTTTGGTGAGGGATTGGTCACAGACCTCAAGGTTGGTCACAATGTTGTGGTGGGCGAGTGATGCAAAGATTTGCACACATTTCAGGTGGTCGGACATCAATGTTTATGGCACTGGACTTAAAACAAAAATATCCTGATATTGTTTTTTTATTTCAAAACACAGGCGCAGAGCGTCATGAGACGTATGAGTATTTAAATAGGTGTGACAAGGCATTTAATCTCAATATCGTGTGGCTTGAATACACAAAAGAATTGCCATTATTTAAGGTGGTGAGTTATGAAACAGCATCACGAAACAATGAGCCGTTTGACCAATTGATTGAAAAGCGCAAGAACTATTTGCCAAATCAGAGCCAAAGATTTTGCACAATGGAAATGAAAGTATTGACCGGCCGTAGGTATATACGCTCATTAGGATTAAAAGAATGGACATCATACGTTGGGTTTAGATATGATGAGCCACACCGCAAAAGGGTTGATGCAAGGCGCACGAAAACAATCACAGAGCACATGTGTTATCCATTGTTTGATGATAAGGTGACGGTGCGTGATATTGGTGCGTTTTGGCGTTCACACAACATGCAACCCCTTGATTTAAAATTGCCTATGTTACCAAATGGCAAAACAATTGGCGGAAATTGCGTTGGGTGTTTCATGAAATCAGAGTATGAGCAATCAATGTTGTGTAAACATGAGCCTGAAAAGGTTAAATGGTTGATGGATAAAGAGGAGCAGTGCGGTGGTACATTCAAAAAAGATGTATCATGGAAAGAGCGCAGTGATTTTGTAGGTAGGCAAGGCGATTTATCAGATGACATGGAAAGCGAATTGTATTGCCAAAGTGATTATGGTGGATGTACGGAGTTTTGATTGATGAGTTTGACCGCGTAGCGGTTTTGTGAGATTATTGTTTCATAATAAAAATACGACATGATGACTCCTTTCATAAACTACCCCTTGAGGCTTAATTGCTTTGAGGGGTTTTTCTTTGATTATATAGCAAAGCTAGTGGTATGCTTTACCTTAACGGATATATTGAACGGTGAGAGGATAAACACATGAGTGATGACATAAAAAAATACGAACAAGTGCACGATAAAAAGAAACCATTTGGCAGACCACCCAAATACGGTGATGAGATATTGATACAGTCACGTGAATACCTTGAGGGTGGGTGGCAAGAAGTTGGGCAAGCAATACCCTCAATCGTTGGGCTTGCCTTGTATCTTGGTGTTGTTTCATCAACCGTGAACAAGTGGAAAACAGAGAAGGGTAAACAAGACTTTTCGGATATTTGTGAGAGCATATTGGACATGCAACACTCATGTTTGCTTAATAACGGATTGACAGGCGTGTTTGTTGCACCCATCACAAAGATGATTATGACCAAGCATGGGTATAGTGACAAGGTTGACACAAACCATTTGAACGATGGGAAACCGTTTGATAATCAACCTATGTCATTGGACACATCAAAATTAAGCACCGAACAATTAAAAGCCTTGAAAGAGGCGTTGAATACAGATGAAAATCAACCAACATGATTATAACGCAATCGTTCGTGATTTGTGTCAACGTGATTTCCATGAATATCGCAAAGAGATAAACGGCAAAAAATTCAAAGACGGTTGGTGGCAACGTGAGATTGATTATAAATTGCAACGGTTTTATGAGCGTTTGATTGCGGGTGAACGCCCAAAATTGGTTGTGCAAGCCCCGCCACAGCACGGAAAATCGGCAATAACAAATGATTTTATATCATGGGTTGCGGGCAAGAATCCAGATTTTAGAACCATTTACACGTCATTTTCTGAACGGTTGGGGATACGTGCCAATTTGCATTTGCAACGGGTTTATGATGGACAGGTTTATAAAAACATCTTTCCTGATACACGGTTGAATGAGAGAAACAGTGTTACCATATCGGGCGCGACACTAAGAAACCGTGAGGTATTGGAATATGAGGGGCATGATGGATATTTCAGAAACACAACCGTGCGTGGGTCAATTACAGGTGAGGGGCTTGACCTTGGAATAATTGATGACCCGCTCAAAGGTCGTGAAAGCGCAAATAGTCAAACGATTCGTGATAAAACATGGGATTGGTTTACCGATGATTTTTTTACAAGATTTTCAGATGAGGCGGGTTTCTTAATAATCTTGACCCGTTGGCATGTTGATGACCCCGTTGGACGGATGGCAGACTTATTTGATGACCTTGAGATTGTCACATACCCCGCCATTGCTGAAAAAGATGAGGCACACCGTAAGGTGGGTGAGGCGTTATTTCCTGAACATAAATCATTGCAATTCTTGCTTGACCGCAAAAAGGTTATGGCAGACACCTCATGGCAATCACTATATCAACAAAACCCGTTTATTAAGGGCGGTGAGTTGTTTTTGATGATGTGGTGGAAATACTATCGTGCGTTGCCCGTAATGCAGTGGCGGGGCATTTATGGTGATACAGCACAGAAAACCAAACAGCAAAATGATTATACGGTTTTGCAATGTTGGGGTAAGTCACTCATGGGGCAAGCGTATTTAATTGACCAGTGGCGGGGTAAAGTTGAATCACCTGAATTATTGATTGAGGCACGGGCGTTTTGGAATAAACACAACGCGGACAAATCAAGCCCCTTGAGGCACATGAAAATTGAGGATAAGGTGAGCGGTACGGGACTTATCCAAACACTATCACGTGAGGGCATACCCATTATTGGGATACCAAGAAACACAGACAAGTTGATGAGGGCAAACGATGTTTCACCATTGGTTGAAAGTGGCAATGTATTTTTAAATGAAAATGCGTCATACTTATCATCATTATTGGCAGAGGCATCACAATTTCCAAACGCCACACACGATGACCAGATTGACCCGTTGATGGATGCGTTGACGGATATATTGCAAGGGGATACTATAAACTATGAGGATATTGTTTAATGTTTGATAAAGTCACTGAAAAGTTTGCAGATGGTTTAGCCAGTATGCAAAACACAATCACAAATAAACGCAATGTGCTCAATACAAGCACATTTTTGCATACAAAAATTGATGACTATGAATTGCGCCAAATTTACAAAAGTGGTATTGGCTCAAAGATTGTGCGGATTAAGGCGGGGTATGCCCTCAATGACACCATACAGTTTGAGACAGACAGTGATGAAACGTATTTTGATAAAAACCTACGCAGACAGGCAAAACGGGCGTGCCGTTTTATGGTTGGTTTTGGTCGTGGCATCGTGGTCAATTATTATCACGGTGATGATTTAAGCAAGCCATTGCGCTTGCAATCAGAGCGAAAATTGAAAGTGCGTGCCTTTTCAGGCGATGAGGTTTCAGTGTCAAACATTGAGCGTGATTTTCATGCAGACCGATACAACAAGCCGATTGATTACATGGTAAAGGGTATTTTCATACACCACACAAGGGTTGTTGACTTCACCTATGTTGAACCACCAGAGGATGATATGACCAATTACAATTATGGTGGTGTTTCAGAATTTGAAATGATACACAGCCAGTTGATTGCGGATGGTGTTGTTGAGCGGGCAAGTGCCAATATTATTGAAAAAAACTCATCCCTGTTTTACAAAATCAAGGGTTTCAAGGATGCGTTATCACAAAAGCGTGAGTCATCAATGAGTGAGTATTTTTCATTGGTTGAGGATTTCCGTTCGATGAATGGCGCAACCTTAATGGATGCAGAGGACACCGTTGAGGTGCACGCTCAAACACTAACAAACCTCAATGATGTTTCAGACCTTACATTGAGACGTTTGGCGATGGTCACAGGCATACCGCTTTCCATATTGGTTGGTGAGAACGTCAAGGGATTGAATAGCAGTGGTGACAATGAGCGTTTGGTGTTTCAGGACACGATTGAGACGGTGCAAGCTGAATACATCCTTGAGCCTATGCAAGAGTTGTTTAAATTGCATGGTTTGGGTATTGTTGAATTTAAAGACAACCAAGGTGACAGCCCACAAGCCCGCATTGCCTATGAGAAAGAGGTCATTGCAAACGCCCTTGTCTTATGGCAGATGGGTGAGGATTATGGCCAATACTTGAATGACAAAGACGTGGTGAAGCGGGAAAAATATGACCAATTCTTTAAAGAAAAATAAATTTGTAAAATCGCAACCACCGTCACGGACAATGGAAAGGCGGTTTGCAGAGGCGAATGAAAGCATGGTTGATTTAATGTCATCCATATATGAAAACCAAGTGCTTAAAGCATTGAACGTGTCCACTGTTGAAAAGTTTGCAGATGCGAATCAATCGGGAAATTATGCCCGTGCTTTCAAGCGGTTGTCTTTGGGTGTCCGTAAAAAATTAATGCGTAGGTTTTCAAATTTGCGTATTGAGAACATGGCAAAAGAGTATTTGGAAAAATCAGACCGTGAGACATCAACCAAGCTATACAACGCAATTGAGTCAAAGGTTGGGATAACCGCCAAGGAACTTGCATTGAAAGAGGGCGTGAGCCAGACCAAAAACGCCCTCATCCTTGAGACATCACAGTGGATGCAAAAGTTGCGTGATGAGACGCTTGAGTTATACACCGCCAATACATTGCGGGCAATGACACAGGGAACGGGCATTGAGGGCATCATGGCAGACTTTGCCAAAATGAAAGAAAAGAGAAAAAACCACGCCAAGTTTACCGCCCGCAATCAAATCAACAATTTCAATTCAATAATGACAAAGACCCGCGCCAAAAAGATTGGTATTAAGTCCGCAATATGGCAGACCAGTGAGGATGAGCGGGTGCGCCCGTCACATGAACAGCGCAATGGCAAAGAGTTTAATTTGGATGTTGGGCTTTATTCATCCATGGATGGTAAGACCCTATTGCCCGCAACCGATTATGAGTGCCGTTGCACGTACATATTGAAATTTGAGGGTGATGATGAGTAAAAAATCCAAAGAGCGCAATTTTAACGCCTTGGATGCGGAAACGCAAAAGCACCGTGACGAATTAAACAAGCAAGTTTACAGGCGCAAGGATGGAATTTTACAGTGCCCACCTGCCTATGCAATCGGATACAAACCACCAACGCATTTTAAGAGAACAAAAAGCCCTATTTGATAAGGCTTTTTTTACGGCTTTCTTTTTTTTAAACTTTCCCATACAATTAAGTCATGGAAATAATACACGCACAGTTTAGAGACAGAATGACGTATGACGGCAAATCAAAAACCGCCATATCCGTGCGTGATGGATTCCTTGAGTATGCAGGGCATGAGATTGGCAAAGAGCCAAGTGATAAAATTTTTAAAGTGTACCGTTCACCCGCCACAATTGCGAATGTTGCGGGCATGATGAAAGGTATTCCATTGACGGATGACCATGTTGACCTTGATGAGCCAGTGACGGAGTCGCGTGGTAAAGTCACAAATGCCACAATGGTTGATTTTAATGATGAATCAACGCACAGTAAGTTGGCAATCAAAAATTCCATTGACGTAGACGATGAGGCAGGTAAGATTTTACAATCAGGCAAGCGTGAGTTATCATTGGGATATACGGGCGTTTTGTTTGAGTATGACGGGGATGAGTACGATTTTGAACAAAAAGACATATCACCTCACCATTTGGCGATTGTTGACCAAGGGCGTTGTGGCTCAATGTGTAGCTTTATAGACAGAAAAACAAAGGAAACTGAAATGAAAAATAAATATCATAAATTATTCTTGGATGCTCAAGGCACACCAAACATGCAAGAGATTGTTGACATGACAATTGCCTTGCCAGATGCAATCAAGGCAATGCCGATTGATGAGTTGAAAAAACTTGCGCCAAAATTACAGGCTATTATTGCCAACGCAGGTATTGGCGAGCCAAAGGTTGAGGAAGTTGAAACCGAAACAGCCGATATGGACGGTGATGAAACTGAAATTTCAGATGAGGATGAAGTTGTAAAAACTGAAACCACAGATGAGGGTGATGAGGTCGAAACCAAGGATGAGGATGAAACAGCCAAAGATAAAACAGCGTATAAAGATACAGCGCAGTTTAAAGATGCGGTTGCCAAGGCGGTTGACGCTCAATTGAAAGAGCACACGGATGTCATTGTGAAAGCCCGTGATTTTGTTGATGAAAAATATGATTTCAAAGGCAAGGGCACAAAGCAAATCATGCGTGATGCGCTTGCGGTTGAACACGGCACTCAAAGTTTTGCGGATGCAGAGTTGCCAGTTGCTTTCAAGTTGTTGAAACAATCCACAGGCAAATATGCCAATTTTGCGGATGGTGACAATAAAACAAAACTGGATACCTTGAAGGGCAAGGAACTTTAATTAACAGAAAAAAGGAATAATAAAATGGCATTTGGTACAGGTTATTTGAAAGACTTTAATGAGGTCGGTGCGGGTGAAGAATACGGGGTAAATAACCGTGTATTGGGACACCGTACATATGAGGACAAGTTGGTTGTTGGACGCTTTGCAAAGGTTGCAAGTGGCAGTTTAGACAATCTTGATGGCACAGCGTCACCAGTGATTGCAGGGGTTGTGTTACGTTCACCAACCACAGCAGTTGAGGCAGATGGCACAATTGATGCCTCACTTACAACGGGTTCAGTGTCTTACATGCAAAATGGTTTGGTCACGGTAGCGGTCAAAACAGGTCAAACACCATCATACAAGGGCGCAGTGTTCGCATGTAATGCGGGCGATGCCAACGATGGTATGGGTGCAACGGGCGCAGAGGCAGGTGATAATGTTGCAACTGGAGCGATTTTCATTGAGGAAATTCAAACAGGTGTTTGGTTGATTGAACAAAAATAATCAAGAGATTGATTAAAACTTAAAAAGGAAAATAAAAAAATGAAAATTGGACAGATTTACAATTTAGATGCCTTTCAAGATTTTCTTGGTAGTGCATCAAAAGCGGGCTTTAAAGACAGTTATGCGGGCGTTGTGCTTGCACGCAACCTTACAGCCGTTGACCCTAAAATTTTTGAGAAAAAGTACCCTGAACTTACATTTATAAATTCAGGCATCACGGCTGATAATTCAGGCGGTTATGTTGCGCGTATTCAATCGTTGCGCTTGATTGACCAAGGTGAGTTTTCAGTCAATGGTGACAAAGATGGAAACAAAGGCAAAATCTCATTGAACGCAGAGGACAATTTCCTCGCGGTCAAAAGCCTTGAGGGTCAATCAGAGTGGACAGAAAGCGATGTGAAAACGGCTGAATTGCAAAATATCAACCTACCATCACGTTTTGTTGAAACACACAACAAGGTGTATTTACGTACAATTGATAAAGTTGGCTTGGTTGGCTATTCAGACACAAAAGGTTTGTTGAACACAACTGATTTCACAGCAACAAGTGCGGGCGGTGTGGTTTCCACATTAACAGCAATTGAGATGTATGAGGGAGTTTCGGAACTTATAGAGGCGCAAAACAACGCCGTAAACAACACAGCTGAATACAAAGCAAACCGTGTGTTGATGCCGACTCGTGTTTATAACAAGTTGAATGTCACAATGTTGAATACGGCAAATGGTTCAAGCACAGTGTTGAAAGCATTGCGTGATAATTTCCCTGAAATCACATTCACATCAACATTCCGTGCGGATACAGCCGCAAACGGTGGTGATTTGTCCGCATCGGCAACGGTTGCATACAATAACTCAAGTGATGCCATGGTGATGCGTATTCCAGTGCCGTTGCAAATCGGTAAGATTGTGCAAATCTCATCATTCCGTCACCATGTTGAAAGCATGGCACGTGTTGGTGGTTTGGATATTCTTGAGAAAACAGCAGGGCGTATTTTGACAGGATTGTAAGATACAATAAATATTGGTATGATAAAGGCGTGAGCGGATAAAACCCTCATGCCTTTTTTTAACAAAAACGGATAAGGATAAAACCATGACAAGCGAAAAAACAGACAACATTGATTTTGCAAGTGATACCGCGGGTGAGTATTGGGCACAGGTAAAAGCAGATAATGGCGATGCCGTGACAATCACAGACGTAAAAGGCACGGGCGCAAATGGCGCAATCAAGAAAGGTGATATTGATGCCTATCTTGAGGGTTTAACAGGTGATGACAATGCGGATGCCGTGGATGGGCCACAGGATGATGCACAAGCCGATACAGACACAAATGCGGACAATGAGCCACAGGATGATGATAAAGCACCTGAAACGGCAGAAAATGACGTTGCACAGAAACCAACAGCAAAGGATTTCAAAGAGATTAAGCCAATTAAGGGTAAGTCACTCATCAACAAAACTGGAAACCCATTTGAAATTGATGGTGTTCTTATTGAGCCAAATGGTGAAATTGAATTGAGCGGTGAACTTGCAAAATCAAAGCGTGTTGCACGTGCTATTGAAACAGGCGTGTTGAGCGTAAAATAATTAAACAGTAAATAAATTATATAATAGGGGTACAAAAGCAATGGCACGGATTGATGATTTTAAAACAAGGTTTCCAACCTTTAACACATCCGTTGTTGATTCGCTTTTCCCTATTATAGAGCCATTGGGTGATTTGTATTATGGCGGTGACTATGAAAACAACCGCACGGATAAAGAGGCATTTTTGCAGTTGTACGCACACCTTTTGACGATTGAGACACGCGGTAATAGTGGTTCAGTACGCAATCAGGCATCAAAGAGCGTTGGCAGTTTGTCGGTGTCATATGAGGCATCACAGACAGAAACAGGGCGCATGGGATGGTTTAACACCACAAGGTACGGGCAACAATTCGTATTCCTTACATCGGCAAATCAAGGGGCGGTATTTGTATGACAACACGCAATCCAGAGGACTCATTGAAACGCATGAAAGCCCTTGAGGATTCCATGAATAAAGCAAAGAAAAAAGCAGTTTTTGTGGGTTTACCATCGGAAAAAGTGGGTGGTGAAATTTATGGTGATGGTCAAACAATTATGACGATTGGCGCAATCCATGAATACGGTGCGGGCAACAACCCAAAGCGTAGTTTTTTACGGACTCCATTTATCATGCACAAAAAGAAAATAAATGAATTTATTGCCAAGCAATTTGAGCGCACAATTGACGGTGTAAAGGTTGATGATGCCCTTGGCATGGTTGGGGCATATTGTCGCAACATATCCGTCAAGGCGTTTACAACAAAGGGATACGGCAAGTGGAAAGCACTTGAGCCTGAAACAGTAAAACGCAAAGGCTCATCAAAGCCGTTGATTGATACAGGGACGTTGCGCAATGCAATATCATGGGTGATTCGCAATGATTGATGACATGGACATGAGTGAGGTTTTAACCGGTTTTTTACAGCCAGTGACGTTGAAAACGGTCACGGTCACATCCGTTGACTTTGTGGACACAACAACCGTCACGACTCAATCAATACAGGCGGTGGTGCAACCCGCAGATAAAGACAAACTGAACGCAGACAATATTGATTGGTCACTGGAATACCAGACCATCCACAGCAAGTCACAATTGCTTGAGGGTCAGTATGCTGAATATGCGGGCAAGGATTTCAAAATCATATCCGTGATGCCTTATGGTGATTATGGTTATTTTGAGGCGGTTGGTGAGGAAACGAAAAGAGATTTATTATGAATACGCTTGAGAAAAGTTTAAAGATGTTCGTGCGTGATGTTTTGGAATTGCCAGAGGCTCAAATCAAAAGCGGGCGTGATAATGCCGTGCAATCGAATTTTGAAACGGATTACATCGTTGTTGATGACCTTGCACCAAGTGAGCGCATAGCGGGTTCACTTGACTTTGATGGTGTGACAGAGGTGCAAACCATATCGAATGTTTACATGACAACTTTCACCATAGATTTTTATGGCGCAAACGCATATGATTATTGCAATAGGTTTGTGTTATTGGCACGCAGTCAAAAAGCATATGCATTAAAAAAGGTTTTAGGCATCGGGATTTATCAGGTATCATCAATTCAGGATTTAAAAAAATTGACCGGTCAACAATACGGGAATCGCTATCAAGTGACAATCAAGGTTGAGGATTGCAGAGCGGTTGATGTTGATACATTGAGAATTGATGAGGCGAAAATTGAAACAACCACAAGTTAAAAGGACAATAAAATGACAGCAAGTTTAAATAATGTAGTTACCGCAACACTTTTGCCAGAGGGCGTGAGCCTTGCACGGGACAATATGAATGTTGTTGCCGTTATGACATCACAATTGGGTAAGTTGAGCACAGCCAACCGATATGAGGCTTACTCACAAATTGAGAGCGTTGCCACGGACTTTGGTACATCATCGGACGTTTACCAACACGCAACGGCTTTCTTTGGCACAACGCCAAATGCGGTCAATGCAGGTGGTTTGTTTATCGTTGGGTATTGGCGTGGTGCAGATGAGGACACGGACGCAACCACGGGTGTCTTAAAGGGTGCACAGGTCAATGAGGTTGATTTGGTTGGTGAATTACAAAAGATTTCAGATGGCTCATTTGACATCACGGTTGATGGTGGAACGGCACAAAATATCACGGGGCTTGATTTCCGCACAGTGATTGAGGCAAGTGATATTGTGACATTGCTTAATGCTGAAATTACAGGCGCAACGGTTTCATATTCAAATCTTGCATTTGTTGTCACATCGGACACAACGGGTGCATCAAGTGAGGTTTCATTTGCCAGTGTGGGTGCATCGGGCACGTATGTTGGTGAATTGTTAAACCTTGCAAGCGGTACGGGCGCAGTGTCAACGGACGGGGTGGCATCGGGCACACTGGATGACGAGACAAAGGTTGATGCGGTCACAGCACTTAAATCATTGGTGAATTTCAAAGGCTTTGTTTTTGTTGATAAACCATTAAATGCAGAGGCAAAATTGTTGGCTCAATGGTGTCAGGCAAACGGCGTGCTATCATATGACGTGTTTAATCAATCAACCAACCTTGAGATTGCCACGACAAACCCCGTTTGGGACATCAAGTTGAGTGGGCTTTCAAATTATCGTTGCCTATTCTCAAAGGCGGGCAATAGACGTTTGGCAACCGCATACATGGCACGGGCACACACGGTCAACTTTAATGCTGAAAACAGCGCATTGACAATGAATTTAAAAGAATTGCCAGTGTCCGCAGAGGATTACACACAAACAGAGATTACAAAGGCAAAAAATGTTGGTTTAGATATTTACACCACATTCAAACGTGTGCCTAAAATCTTAGTGTCGGGCGCAAATGACTTTGTTGATAATCGGTACAACCTGATTGCTTATATTGATGCCGTGCAAACGGACACATTCAATTTGTTGGGCACAACCGCAACGAAAATACCGCAGACACGCAGAGGCGTAAATCAGATTGTTGACAGCCTTGAAAAGACAACACGTGGATTTGTACGTGCCGGTGTCTTTGGTGCGGGTGAATGGTCATCACCTGATACGTTTGGTGATTTGGATACATTCAAGCGCAATATCCGTGAGTTTGGGTATTATGTTCTTGCGGGGTCATTGGCAGACCAACCACAATCCGAACGGGCGCAAAGACGCTCACCCGCCATGCAAGTTGCCGTGAAAAATGCGGGCGCAATTCATAAGGTTGATGTCATCATCAATTTCAATCTGTAAATACATAATAGAAAAGGAATAATAAAATGGCAGTAATTACAAAAGATGCGGATAGTGTCACGCTTGTTTTAAATGGTCACGCTTTCACATCGTTTGGCGTTGGGGACATCATTACAATTACTCCCGTAAACCCTCAAACAAGCCAAGTCAATTCAAGTGACGGTGGTGTGTCAATCAATACACGTTCAGATGCGAATGTGTATGACCTTAAAATGACAATTCAAAAGTTTTCAGATGACGATGTGTTTTTGAATAGCATTATCAATTCAGGCACAACCATTCTCACAGGTTCAATGAAAGAAGATTTCAACAGTGACGGTACGGATGGACAGGAAAGTTGGACGCTTGAGGGCGGTTCAATCACAACCAAACCATCGGACACCAAAAACGACACGGACGGAAACGCCACACTGGAATACACAGTGAAATTCAGAAATGCAAAACGGGCACTATAAAAAGGATTGAACGGATATGGTTGATTTGAAAGAGTTGAAGGAATCACAGGCGCAAGCCCGTGAGCAAATAAAACAGTGTTTTGATGACAATGAGGCAACATTGCCAAGTGGCAACACATATACATTCACAAAGCTGAATCACAAAAGACGGTTGAAAGTGTTCACCCGTTTTCAGTTGCTTGAAAAGCATGAGTTGATGTTTTTTGACTCGCCTGATTTTGAGGTTGTTGAGAAGATTGTTGAGGAGTCCGTTTTGTTTGATGGTATGCAATTGTCAAAACTTGATGGTCATTGGGACAGACACCCACAAGACTTTTTCATGTTTTACAAAACAGCCATGGGGGTGATTTCATACCCTTTTTTGTCAGGCGCGAATTAAAACTCACATTTAATATCCGTGAGAATGACGAAGATTATATTCGCCAAAGCAATGTTTCAGATATTGACATGACAATATTCTGTTTATCAAAAAAGGGGTATGGTACTATTGATTATATTGAACAATGGGACACGCCACGTTTCCTTGATGTTCTTGAGTACGAACGTATCATTATGAATATTGAAAAACACAGGTACGATTCAGAGAGAGCAAAGGTAGGATAAAATGGCAGAGGTCACAGAGGTTGTCACAAAATTTGCCTTTGAAGGTTCAACCGCACCATTGGGTGAATACAACAAACAATTGACCGGCGCAATTAAGGGGCTTGGCGCATTTGCCACAGCAACATTTGGCGCGTTATCAGGTTTGACCATGTGGGCAGACAGTATTTTAAAATCCATTGACCCTATGGTGCAAATGTCAAGGCAGACAGGAATTTCCATTGAGAAAATTCAAGAGTTGGGTTTTGCCTCAATGGTCAATGGCGGTTCAATTGATGGCATGAGTGCATCACTTGAGGGTTTGACAGAGCGAATCGGTGAGGCCGTTGCCATGGGTACGGGTGAGGGTGTCGAGATATTTAAAAAGTTTGGAATTGACCTCAAGGACGCAAGCGGACGGGCAAAAACAGCGGATAAAATTTTTGGTGAATTGCGTGAAACCATTGTGTCTATGGAACTTGACCAAACACAGGTTTTATCTATTGCGCGAAAATTGGGAATGACAACCGAATCCGTTCAATTGTTGATGAAAACAAATGAGGAGATGGCGGTATTGCGTGAGCGTTCACGTGAGGTTGGGCAAGTGTCAACCGAAACGGCAATGGCGGCGGCGAATTACAATGATGAATTGAGTATTGCAACCCTTGCATTTAAAAATCTAAAGGTAGAGATTGCGGGCGGTTTCGCACCACAAATGACAAAATTGACAAAAGGTTTTAAGGACTTAATCGTTGTGAATAAAGAATGGTTGAGCGAGGGAATTTCAGACGGAATCACAGTGCTCATTGGTTTTGGGAAAGCTATATGGAATGTCGGCTCAATTATTGTTGATGTTATTGGCTTTTTCTTGCAATTTAAGCCCGTATTGGCAGGTGTGACAACCGCGGTTGGTGTTTTGATGGCATCGTTTTTTCCAATAACATCAATTGTTGCGTTGGTGGTTGGGCTTATCCTTGTTTTTGATGACTTGTTTACAGCGTTCGCGGGTGGAAAATCCGTCATTGGTGATTTTTTCAAAGCGTTTGGTGTTGACCTCAAGTTTGTTGGCGACTATTTGACGTGGGTTTGGGATGTCTTAAAGGCAATATTCTCATTGGATTTTGGCGCATTGGGAAAATTGGGTGAAACAGCATTTAAAAAGGTTGTTGGTGTCTTTTCACAAAGTGAGCAAACGGGTGGCGTTGGCTCATCAAGCATTGACAACCGCAGTGTCAACCAAGACATCAAGATTGATATTAAAACCGCAGACCCTCAAGAGGCGGGCAGAGCGGTGGCAGACAGTATGCAAAAGCAAATGAATGATGCTAGTGCCCAAACAGGACATGGGGGGCTTTAAATGCCGTTTTTAGAGCAACTATTGAATCGTGAGCGTTTACCGTATCCATTGCAACAAATAGGCATTGGTGGGTTTTCTTTGTTTGCACGTGTCAATGACCGCCTTACATTAAAGGCAGACAACCCAACATCATATGTTGAGGACGGTTCACCGCTCAATGACCATCGTGTTAAAAAGCCTGAATTGTTGACAATCAGTGGCTCAATCGGTGATGTGTATCAGACACCAAACACTTTGGTTGACCGCGTGCAATCCCTTGACAACAATTTGGGGCAGATAACGCAGTATTTCCCACGCTTGACACCATCACAGGCAATAAATTTCACCAAGGTTTCATCCAATGCGGTGTCACAAATAAACAAACTTGAAAACCTTATCAATGCGGGCGCACAGGCAAACAGCTTATTGGGCAATATTGACAATCTTTCAAAGCCATTGGGTGAGCAATTTTTGGATGCCATGGAAAATATACACTATGGAAGCCAACTTGTTTCAATCCAAATGCCGTACCGTATTTATGACAGCATGAGCATAAAATCAGTCATCATTGAGCGGTCAAATACAAGCGATGGTGTGACATTTACGATTGAGGCAGAGCGTTTCAGGATTGCGGATTTGAATTTTGTTGCCGTTGATAGGGTTTCAACCCGTGGAGGCGGTACGGCTGAACGGGCAGGGGCAAACCCCGCAGAGTCGTTGGGTGGTCAAGCTGATACGATAAAAGACAAGGGCGCACAAGAGGGTCGTGCCGTATCCAGTGATGAGGTTCGTTCAAGCGGGTTAAGTGATATTGCGGGGGTTTTCGGTGATTGAGATTCAAAATATAGGCAATGAGGTTTTACAACGGCATGTAATTCTGTTTCAGGAAAGTGAAATTATATTGACTTTGCGGTATTTGCCTATGGTTTCAATATGGGTTTTCAATGCTGAATATAAAGGGCGCAAGTTTAATGGCGGGAAATTGTCAGTGAAAACCCCGCATATGCTATCAAGCAACCTTCCATTTGATTTTTTGGTGACAGATAACAACGGCACAGGGTTTGACCCGATTGACCGCAATGATTTTGTCAACGGGCGATGTTCTCTTTACATGCTTGAGCCAGATGACATTGAGCGTTTGAGGGGGCAGCCAATTGAGGTTTAACCGTGATTATGAATTGACGATACAAACGGAATTGGAGCGTGCCATTGTGGTGCGCCCCCCGTTTGATATCTCTTTCAATGCGGATAAATCCACAGATAAGAGCCTCAACAAAATGAATGTCCGTGTGTTTGGATTGTCCGAATCAAACCAGTTGGCAATTGTTAAAAATGCACAGGAAAAAAAGAATTTTGAGGTGTCTTTAAAGGTTGGATATGTGGGCAGTATTGAGACAATTTTCAAGGGATATGTGAATATAGGTGAACGGTCACGCCAAGGAGCAGACTTACCTATCACAATGGAATGTATTGATGGCGGGTTTGATGCCCGTTTTTCATTCACCTCAAAGACGGTTCAAGGTAAAAGCCCAATTGACGCAATCCTTGAGGATATGCCAAACATCCGAAAAGGTAAAATTACAACACAAAAAAAACTGATTCGCCCCCGTGTGTTGGTGGGCAATTCATGGAAACTGATTCGTGAAAACCTGAATGGCGAGCAATATTTTATTGATAATGGTCAATTGAATATCCTCAAGAGCAATGAGGTTATCAATAGCTTTGTGCCAGTGGTGCAAGCCTCAACGGGTTTATTGAGCACACCAAGTCGTGAGGAAAGCAAGGTGACGTTTCAGACAACAATGAATCCATCCCTCAAGGTTGGTGGTTTGTGTGAGTTAAACTCAATTTATGCGCCCGCCTTAAATGGAATATATAAAATCAATACAATAGGTTATGATGGTGAATATAACGGGTCATCATGGATGCAAACCGTGACATGTATTTTGGCAAAGGATTATGTGGTTTTATGAGCGAGAAAAAACAATTATTGGATATTATCACGCAGGTCATTGATGAGAGCCTTGCGAATTTGCACACAGCAACCATTGCGCGTGTGACAGCCGTTGGGCAAACCACAATCAATTGCAAGCCTGTATTGGCGCGTGTGGTTGATGGTCAAAAGGTTCAATTGCCAGAGTTTAAAGCCGTTCCCCCGTGTTTCATGCAGGGCGGTGGGTCATACACAGCGCATCCAATTGCGGTGGGTGATTATGCTTTGTTGATATTCACAGAGCGTTGTTTTGATAATTGGTATGGCGGTGTTGATAATGAAATACCCCTTGAGTACCGTATGCACGATTATTCAGATGGGTTTGCCATTGTGGGCATCAATCCCCTTGGTCAAGCAATTCCAATACCAAGCGTCATAAAACAGGTTGGTGATACACGGCAAGAGGGAAATTATGACCATGAGGGCAATAGGGTGCAAGCGGGCAACCACACCATCACAGGAAACCTCACAGTCAATGGGAATATGACCATCAATGGTGATGGCGGTGGTGGTACAGTCAACATGAATGGTATAGACTTTGTGTTGACAGGTGGTGATGTGACGGTTGATGGCGTGAGCGTTAAATCACACACACACAATGGCGTACAAACAGGCAGTGGAAACACGGGGACACCAAACACATGACGATTGTATCAGGTTTAGATAAAGACGGTGATTGGCGTTTTGGAAAAAACCGTGCGCAATACAAGCGCAATGGTGTTGCCGTTTATCAAAATGTGCAAACCCGAATCAAGTCATTTATAAATGATTGGTTTTTGGACACAAAGACAGGGATTGATTGGTACACGTTGTTGGGAAATAAGGGAACGGAAACACAGATATTGAGAGCGATTGAGCGTGTTGTTTTAGAAACACAATTTGTCAAATCAATCACAAAATTACAAATCACAAACCGTGATAAAAATAGGGGTGTCACAATTGAGTTGGCAATCACAACACTTTTTGAGGACACTATACAGGACGAGATAAGGATTGAGGCATGACAACACCAAGTTTTACATTTGAGGGTTTAGACATCCGCACATTGACGGAAATTACACAAGAGTTGCGTGATGGATACCGTGCAATTTATGGGAATGACATCAACCTTGAGGCATCAACACCTGATGGACAGCGTGTTGGTATTGAGGCAAAGGCAATCGCAGACATTGAGGAATTTTTGCTCAACCTTTACAACCAGATGGATGCTGATTTGGCATTTGGTGAGTGGCTTAATAAATTGATTAAGTTTTCAGGAATACAGCGCAAGCCCGCCACACGCTCAACCGTTGAAATGGAAATTGTCACAGACAGGATTTTGACATTGCCCGCCAATTACACCCTTGAGGATGAATTGGGGCAAGAGTGGATTGTCACCACAAGCGTTGCGTTGGCATTGGGCACAAATACCGTGTCATTTGTCTCAAAGGTTTTTGGTGAGATTACAGCCGATGCAAACACCATCACAGAGCAAAGTGATGTTGTGTTGGGTGTGGTTAGTGTCACAAACCCCGCCATTGCAGTTGCGGGGCTTGATGAGGAAACGGACGCAGAATTGCGCATAAGGCGTGCCAAGTCGGTTGAAAACCCCGCATATTCCACAGTGGGTGGTTTGTTTGCCCGTTTGTCCGATTTAGAAAGCGTCACGGACGTTGTTGTTGAGGAAAACGATACAGATACCACGGATGTGATACGGGACATCACAGCGCACACAATTTGGTGTGTTGTTGAGGGTGGTGAGACAACGGACATTGTGGAAACGATAGCCAAAAACCGCACCGCAGGGATACGCACAAAAGGTGATGTTTCAGGCATATTCAATGAGGTTTTATTGCGCCCCGATGGTAGAGAATTTGTTATACAGCATGAAATAAATTTTGACCGCCCCGTGATTGTTGACCTTTATGTGAACGTCACCGCAACACGGACAGAGACAGATAGCCCCGTTGATGTTGAATTAATTAAGCAAAAGTTGGTATCACGGTCATATCGTATTCAAGAAAACGCACGGGCATCACAATTGTATTCATTGGCTTATCAAGCGGGTGACAATTTTGTTTTATCTGATTTGGAAATTTCAGATGACAATTTGACATTCACAGATGAGAATTTGATTTGTGATTTTGGCTCAAAATTCGATATTGATACGGCAAACATAACGGTCAATGAGGTGGTTTAATGAGTGCTTTTATTCAAGAATATGCAAAATTACTGATAAAGCAATATTACAGCAAGCCAAAGGCAAGGGCAGAGATTGAATTTAAAATATCACAATATGAAAAAGAACATAACATCATCAATACGTTTCCAGATGAGTTTGATGTTGATACGGCATACGGACACCGCCTTGATTTGATTGGAAAGATTGTTGGCGTTGGTCGTTCGGTCAAATCGGTTGTTGATAAGATTGGTTTTGGATTTGAGGAAAATTCAAACGCCCGTGGGTTTGCGGACAAGTTCAATGCGCTTGATTCAAGTGCCCCGTTTATTGAAAGGTTCACACCTGAATACACAGATTTGCAGATGGATGACCCAACATATAGGTTGATTATCAAGGCAAAGATTGCGGTGAATAATGTGAGCGCGTACATGATCAGTGATGACCGCATATCCGTTCAACAAGTTATCCAAACAGCGTTTGAAAAACGTGCGTATGTTGCAGACAATTACAATATGTCATTGGACTTGTATATTTCACCCGTTTATGAGGGACAGCGTTTGCGCCTTATCAATGAATTAAACTTACTTCCCAAACCGCAGGGCGTGAGGTACAATAAGATTGTAAAAGCAGATCGGACACAGACATTTGGGTTTGGTGATAATGATTATGCCGTTGGTTTCGGTGAAAAGTTTGGCGATTCAGATGGGTATTTTGCAGAGAAAGTGATTTTTTAACATGGCACAGATAACAAGATTTGACGGAAATTTAAAACCATTCGCGGATGATGCGCTTGGTACGGAACGCACAATTTTTGGTGCGGAAACACAAGATGATACGCTTGATGCAAATATCAATACAGATTTTTTAAGGGGTTGGGGAATTGTTGGGGTCAATGGATTGCCCACCAAACAAGATTTTAATGCGTTTGCATACACCTCAACGGCCTTATCCGCATATGTTCACCAAATCGGTGTACCAGAGTGGCACGCCTCACAGGAATACTTTACAGGCTCAATTGCGAATGTTGCGGGTGTGCTATTTAAAGCCGTGCAGGGCAACGTGGGTGAAAACCCAACCACGGATGATGGCTCAAATTGGTTGCAGGTCACAGAAAACAGCGCATTTACATTGCCACGCGGTTTTATCAGTGGATTAAATACCGCTATTGATGCAGACAATGACCATGATATTTTGATAAAAGTTGGCTCATGCCGTGATATTGATGACGGCGGTGACATATTGCTTGAAACTCAAATCACAAAACGCATTGATGCGGATTGGGCAGTTGGTGACAATGAGGGCGGTTTTCCGTCATCCCTCACTTTATCCCCTAATACGTGGTATCACATATTTGTTATGACAGATGGTACAACAGTTGACGCAGGATTTGACAGTGATGTTGATGCGGTCAATTTACTTGCCGACTCCTCTTATATGTCATACAGGCGTGTGGGGTCATTCTTGACAGACTCCTCATCAAACATTGAGCCTTACAAGCAATATGGTGAGCGTTTCATGTGGGATGATGTGCCAGTGGACTACAATTCAACGGCAACAATTTCATCATTGACTGATTTTGCAATATCAGTGCCAGAGGGCATTGTGACACTTGCTTTAATATCAGGCGATATTGCAGACAACACAACCGCGGTATCAATTTACTATGTCGCATCAAAAGTGGCAGGTGGTGAGTACACGGTTTTGTATGACGCAACCTCATCCTCAAATACAGTTGTAAATAATAATGATTTTGAAATACTTGCAGACGAAAATGCAGAGATACAGCACAGGCATACAAACTCATCAGGTTTAGTTAATATCCAAACAAAAGGTTGGAAAGATTTTAGAGGAAATATTTAATCATGAAATATATTTATAAAGATGAGCAGGGCGATATTGTTGCGATTTATTCAAGACCTCAAAAGGGATTGGATTTGATAGCCGTTGAGGATAATGACCCTATACTCACACAGGACAGCCCGCGTGAAATCAAGGGGCACATATCAGAATACCGAAAAACAATGGAAAATGGCGGTGTTGAGGTGAGTGGTATGCTTATCCAAACGGATAGTGAATCACGTTCAAACTTATTGGGGGCATCACAATTAGGTGTTGCAATCAATTGGAAAGCTGAAAACGGTTTTGTTGAATTGACCAATGAGCAAATACAGGGCATTGCGTTGGTGGTTGGGACACATGTTCAAAAATGTTTCAATTCAGAGCGTGTTGTTTATGAGGCGCATGACACAAAGCCGTTTACATCCAAAGAGGCTGTGGAAAGGGCTTTTAATAATGCGTATAAAAATAATTGATTCACCACAGCCTGATATAAGACCGCATGGTGAGTCAGGCAATAACAGGTATAAATTGAATGAAAATTACCGCTTTGTTTTAGGTATTGACGGTGAGCAACACACATTCCAAATCTCAAAAGGTATGACGTATGATGGGGCAAGTGTGCCCCGTTTTGCTATGGCATTGATTGGATTTGAGCGTGATGGAATACACCGCGCAGGTGCATTGGTTCATGATTATTTTTACAGGCGCATGGGGCGCGTTGCGGACATAAACATGATTTCATTTGTGTTTACGCGCAAGGATATTGATAGATTGTTTTTACAGGCAATTGAGTTTCATGGTATAAAGTCATGGCACGGCCGTTTGGCTTATTTGGCAGTGCGCGGTTTTGGGTGGATGAAAATTAAGTTTTAAAAGAAAGAGAGACAGCTCATGGTTATTGGAATTTTATTGAGTTTGTTTACGGTTTTGTGGTTTGCATATTGGAGTGCAGAGAGTGGCGCATCTTTGCCGTGGTCATCCAAATGGCAGGGCTTGACCTCATGGACACATAAATTGCCTGAATGGATTATTGCCGTATCGGTTGGCACGGTTGCCGTTTGGGGTTGGGGTACGATGTTTGACGTGTCACCATTGGTTGTAATTGGCCTATGGTTTATTTTTTCAGGCATAGCACTTGCGGGTAAAGAGTCCGCAACATGGGCATATTTGCGTTGGACAGGCCACACAGAGGACAAGGACGGTGACGGCATAATCACAGAGGCGGATGGACGTGACAGCACGCTATATGCCCTTAATAATTGGATTGCAAAATTGCTTGGATACCGCCTTGGTGATGAGGGTTATTCATGGATGTGGGCAATGACAAAGGGTTTTATAATGACGTTGCCCGTTGGTGGCATCACGGGGGCTATATTCCACCCAATAGGGCATGAGATAGGGTC